GTAGGCCACGTCGGCGTCCGACATGTATTCGATGTGCCGCACCATGCCGTCGAAGATTTCAGCAACTTCAACGTCGCCTTTGTCATCGGCGGGAATAACTTTGCCGCTGGGGCGGTTTTGGCGCTGTTCGTTTGTAACCTGGCGCACATGCTGCGGCAGCTTGTTGATGGTTAGGCAGGGTCGTGCGTTAATTGTTTGGCCCTGCACCGATCCGCGAGTAGCAAGCACGTCAGCAGGCCACTGCCACTGGTTATCAGGACTGCCAGCCATAAAGCGCAGGTCGTCTAACTCGTCCTCACGGGACTCACTATAGGACGAAATCGCCATGTCGAGGCGCGTCCGCATAGTGCTTAAGCGGTCGCTGTTGCCTTTTTCGCCGGGGGCATTGCCGCCGACATTAGCTACCTGACCGGCTTTAATGATACCCGTGCTGTCCATAAGCGTTACTTTTTACCTTTTTGGGCCGCTCTCTTAGTCGCATAGGCTATGGCAACGGCCTGCTTAATCGGTTTCCCGGCGTGCGCTTCGGCCTTCACGTTGGCACGAAACGCGGCTTTGCTGGCAGACTTCTTAAGGGGCATTTTAATCGCAGTGAATAAGTGCGTAGTTGATGGTCACGGCTTCTGACAACGTACCGCCGGAGATGTTCCGCAAGGTAATGCTGACCGAACCAGCGGCAAGCGAGTTAGCAAATGCGTTGTACGAGCCTGCGGTAGCTTGACCACCCGAAATGGTCAGGATGACCGTGTCGTTGGCGCTAATCAGGCTGTTGTTTAGCGTAAAAGTAGCGTTCGTGGCGGTTGCTAGCGATGCGTTGTTCATCGTAATAACGCCAGCGGACTTGTTGAGCGTGACGGCGGTGGACTTGCTGGTCGCCTGCGTGACGGTGCCTTGCGCGTCCGAGGTGTAGCCCAACTGGCTAGCAGACAAGATCTTGTCAGATCCAACGATGTTTTGGTCTTCAAAGGCAACGCCGATTGACTTAGTATTTACGGACATATTAAGACCCCATCCAGGAATTGGTTGCACTGCTGCCCGAAGAATAGGCGCGTTTCGTATCTTTCGCAAGATATTCTCTGTGAGCTACCGGAAAAGCAAATGTGACGCAGATCGCATCAGCCGCGTCGGGCGATGCCAAGCCGCGTGCTTTCATGTCTTTCTTGCTTTCAAGGAAGATAGACCCCTTGCTGTCAGGCTTCATAGTCGGGCTAATAAGGTCGGTCTTAAGAAAGCGGTCGCCAGGTATCGAAGCGGTCTTGAGCCACTCGCGCATCTCGCCCCACATCTCGGCACGCTTGTTGCCGTACATCAGGGGGTTCTTGGCCTTGTTACCAAAGTTGATACCCTTGACCTTGTAGCGCTGCTCCTTGAGCCGGTCCACAACGCCTGCGCCTAGTCCGCCCTCGTCAATCACGACTAGCGTTGGGTTGTACTCTTCGATAGCCTCGATTACCCGTCCCACTGACTCCATTGTGTCATCGCCTCGGTGGCGTTTGATAGCAATGATATCGCGGCCTTGGCGTACAGCGATAACGGTTGCGTCCGCTCCGAAGCGTGCAGGGTCAACGCCTATAACGATGGGCGCTGTCTGATCCTTGTACCGCTCGCGCTTCATCGCCTCATCTACAACGAGGCTAGAAATAAACTGATCATCGCCGGCATTGGGAAACATGCCATAGACCTCGACGTGGGCCTGACTTGAGTCGGGACCATACTCGTCGATAATCTGCTGATACACCGCCTTGTCGGTTCCTTCAACGCTGCGGGCGTCCACAACCTTGTTTCGCCAAAAGTCCCGCTTGGAGTTGAAGGCCTCGTAGAAATACCCCGTGTTGCGGCGGGGGTTGCTGAACGCTAGCCAAAAGCGGTTGGGTGTGTTCTCCGTAAAGAAGCCGCTTGCCACGGCCCAGATGCTGTCGGGGATACCGCTAGCCTCGTCGAAGATAAGCTGCACGCCGTCGTAGTTGTGTACGCCCGCGTAGGCGTCGGGATTCTCCTCCGACCACAACCGGCCCTCAACGGCCCAGTAGCGCGTGCCCTTCTTGAGGTCGCGCTCGACCAGTTCCGTCAGCCACTTGGCAGGCATGATGCGTGTGGCGGCAACTTCGTACCAGTGGCTGTTGAGTGACATAGCTAGCCACTTGGTTATCTCGGCCCATGTGACCGACCGTAGCTGCGATTCAGAGTTGGCCGACACGATGGTCGTCGAGCCAATCCGCGTTGATAGCATCCAGATCACCAGCCATGAGACGAGCGCAGACTTCCCAATACCGCGCCCCGATGATGTCGCCATGCGGAAGGTGTCAAAATCCAGCTTCCCGTTGTTCTGCTGAAGATGCTCCTTGAGATCCGAAAGCACTTCTCTCTGCCATTTGCGCGGTCCCGTAAAGTCTTCCAGCGGCGTGCCCTTCTGGCCCCACGGGAACGTAAACATTACAAACGCCAGCGGATCGTCCTTTATGGCCGGCGACCACAACCGCGACATAAGCTGCATCTCTTCGGCGGAGCTATACTGCGTCGTTTGCATCAAACACCTTGGATTTCTACGTGCATATCAAAGACCCTCGCAGGTCCAAACGGTATCCGAAGTCCGCAGCTTGGGCCAGCCTGCGTCAACCGTAAACGACTTTTCCACAAACAGTAGGTCGTTAGTCGGTAGGATCAAAAGACGGCTACCGGCGGTTTTCATAAACATGAACTCTTTGTTCTGGCTTGGGTCGTCGCTAAACCCGTCTTCAACAGGGATAGCCGTAAACAGGTAGTCACATAGAACCCCTTTTTTAGTTCTAGCCTGAAGACCCACAAGGTATGCGTAACGGTGGAGAGCAAACTGCCAGCCGTAGCAATCCCACCTGAGAGCTTCTGAAAGCGTCCAAGGGCATTGGGGCGTCTTAGAGAACGCTAAAGCGTGAGGCGGCAGGTTGCGATAGACCGCCCCACACTCTAGCATTACCGTGCAACCCCAAGCCCTGCCGGGATGGCTATGCAGCCCAAACCAAACCGCAGGTTCAAAACCTGTTTCGTCTTTACGAATAAAAGCCCTATCAACCCAGACGTACTGGTGAAAGGGCAAGGATGCGCTAGCGGTGTTCACTTCTTAGGCTTGGGCTTCTTTGCCGTCTTGGCGCTTTCCTTGAAGTCCTTGGCCGAAGGCGCGCCCTTGTCGCCGGGGCTACGCATCTTTTCTTTGGAGCCTGCGGCTATGCGGGCTTTCTTGGCATTGATGTTTGCATACAGACCAGGTTTCATATCAGCACTTCCATCTTTTAAGTGATGCCTTGGCACGTTCGCCGTTCTTAGCTTTTGCAGCCACTGCACCCATCCGGGCACAAAATGACGCCTTACGTCCCTTGTCCGCGTCGGACTTGGGATTGGGTGCGGGAGCCTTAAGGTTGGACCCCGTAGCCGCGTTGTATTTAGCCCTGCCCTTGGCCGTCAAGCCAGCGCCGGCTTTGACCGATAGCTTCTCGCCGCGACCGACCGACAGGGATGGGCCTTTAGCCATTGTCTGACTCCTGCGTTTGGTCCGTAATAATTGTGTACGGCGCGTCGATGATCTTTAGCACGCGGTTGTTGGCCTGCTCAAGAGCCTGCGTGATGCTGATGCGTTGGTCAACGTCGATGTTGATCTGCTGCTTGGCGACCCAGCCGTGCTGGTGCTTGAGGATCTCCAGCGCCGACTTTGCATCGCCGCCTAACGCTGCCTCGTGCAAGGCGTTGCTCAGTTCCAGTTCGGTGTCGGCCCTGCCCTTGAGTTCCGCAAGCTCTGCGTCCTGATCGAACTGAATAAGCCTGTTGTAGTCGCTGGGCTGGATGTTGGCCGCAAGGGCCAGGTTGTCGCCGCGCAAGCCCTTCTTTGACGCATGGTAGATCGCATCGAGTTGCGCTTGCGTCGCCTTGACGCTTTTGGGAGCGTGCGGGATCGAGTGGAATGTCATGGCTGCACGATAATACGCAAATGCGTTTTACGCAAGAAAAGACCCCCGGTCTGCAAACGTGCGACGCGGGGGCTAGTCAGGTCGGGAGGACCGAGGGCGTTGTAGCATGGATTTTTAAAAAATAAAATTTTGTTCACGAACGCTCCGTACCAGAAGGCCCTTTCCGCCGGCCCTACCCCCCCCTATTGACAAAATGTTAATAGGCCGTCGACCTGGCGGCCGTGCCCCCGCTATGCCCCCCATGCCCCCCCC